AGAACATTCTCAAACACCTTTTAACCAAGGATGAGTTCGAGTCTGCTCAGTGTGCTCCTGCATCAACTGGCATCCTTTCTGCCCTTCGTCAAACTGGCACTCACTCTCTGATGTCAGGTAAGTGCTTTTATGAGGGCGATTGGGAAACTGTCTGCGCTGGGTCGAAAGATGCTTATAGGGCCCCTGATGGCACCATGGTCTATGATGATGACCGCGTCTGGTTTTCGAACAACCTTATGAGGTATCACTGCTCGACCGCAGGTGGTGATTGTGGTAGTCCATTTTTCACCAAGTTCGGTGGACACTACCGCATTGGATCCATCCATGTTGCTGGTGCCCGTGGTGTTAACACTGGCTATGGTGCAATTTTGCTTCATGAGCATGTTGTGGCAGCGCTTGATTCTCTCCATGAGTCTGTGCTCAACACTAAGCACCAATTCAGTAAGGATATTATTGAGATGCAGGGTGCTATGGTTAGGTCGAACTTTACAGAAACTAGTGGTTCGTTTGCGTGTCACACTATCTTAGGAACTGTTAAAGCTGCAAACATGCCTAAACAGACCAAGATTGTTAAGTCCCCCATTCATGGAGCCTTTAAGGGGCTTTGTCCGGAGGTTGCTCCGGCTCGATTAACGCCATTTGTTACACCGGATGGGGAACTCGTCAACCCAATGGTTAATGCTCAGATGGGTTATGGTAGGGGGGGGACTTATCCCTCAGCCTCGGTGACAAAACTAGCCGTTCAATCTGTCTGGCGTTCCATGCGAAATGCATGCGCCCCTGAGGAGTACGAACTCCAGCTTCCCACGCTCGAAGAAACTGTTTTTCCTGGCGCTAAGTGGGAACAGTGTGCTTCCATTTCTCGTAAGACCAGCCCAGGTTACCCTTACTGCACTTACACTAAGGATGGTAAGAAGATGTTCTTCGGGTATGGAACGGACTTCGATTTTTCTAGCGAGAATTGCTTGGAGCTTTTTAAGGAGGTGCGTGAGCTTGAGGCTGCGTATTCTCGGGGTGAAAGGCCCTTAATCGTTTGCATGTCTTTCCTCAAGGATGAGAGGCGTCCTATGACGCGCGTCATCGAGGGGAAGACGCGTCTCATTTCGGCCAGCGGTTTGGCCTTTACCATCCTCTGCCGCCGTTACACCATGGGATTCACCAATTTCATGATGCGCGGTCGTGTCACTAATGGTTCTGCTGTTGGTGTTAACGCCTTTAGTTCTGATTGGACTGCGCTCGCCAGGGCTCATGGTTGCCACCGTGGTGTCCCGACTGGAGAGAGCGTAGCGGGCGATTATAGTGGGTTTGATAAGGATTTGACCCCTCAGCTGGTATCTGATTTTGGTGATGTTATGGACTGCTTTTACCAGGATTCGGGTAGTAGCCGTACCATTCGCCGGTGTATCCTTGATGAAATTGCCTACAGTCGTCATGTTGTTGATGCGAAAGTGGTGCAATGGTTAGGCTCGAATACGTCTGGAAATCCCCTCACAACCCCCATTAATACGATTTGCAACTTGATTATGGTTCGCACTGCTTGCGCAACTATTCATGCAGAATTTAATAACCTCGTGATCACAGAAGAGGTTTTTGAATATCTTTTTGGTGC